TCCGCCACAATGCCGGATCCGGTGGCAGCTGTACGCCACTGCCAGACTCCACCAACTTTACTGTCTGCAATCTGCCATCCTGCGCCGGTGAGCCTCATAGCTTTCGTGCCATCAGATGTCACAAGCATGATAGCGCCGGTTGTTGGATCCGTGTACCAGTTTCCGGTTGAAGAGATGATTTGATTGTTGATCACATCAAGGACACCCTGGATATCAAAGGCGTTTGCGCGGTCCCAAACCGCCGCCCGGCCCTCGTAGTTGTCCACAGTTTTTGTCAGACTGTTGATAATATCGCCAGACGTGGCAAGTGCGTTGCCGATGGTCAACCGTGTACGCTCAGGCTGCACATAATCCCGCACCACCTCCGTCACTCGTGCGGTGATATCGGTGGTGATTTTGTTGTTCCCGACGGTCCGCGTCATCCGGACGAGGACACTGTCACCCAGGCGCACAGCTTCGTGTGCCCTTCCGAGGAGGCGCTCGGTGTCCTGGACAGTTGCCTTGATGGTGACGCTTGGCACAGAGATCTGCTGCAGGCGTGCCCATGTCTTTTCCAGCAGCGTCTCGGCGTCCGTCACATCATCAAAAACGACATAGCCAAAGCGATGCCGGCCATTGCGGCCGTACAGTGCCAGGGCGGCGGGGTCGCCGATCCACTCCTGGCCCAACGGCTTATCTGCCGGATCCCCGCCGGCGGTCGTCCATACCTCATCCGCAAATGTCAAGCGGCGGCCGTATGCGGGGTCAGTGGTATCCTCACCGCCCTCGATTTCCACGCCACGGCCGCGCCCATAAAGTGCGGTTTTTATCTGGCTATCATCGTATGTCAGGTCGATGCCGGTGAGGTCATCGCCGAGCTCAAAAATACGTCCTCGATAGTCTGCAACATTGTCGCGAATATCCACCAGGCGGGATGTGATCACACCGCCACTAAATACATAATACGGCGTGATGAGGACGTTAAACGTCCCATGTGCATTGACCAGAGCGCTCCATACAGACTCATAATAAGCAGTCATGGTGCCAACACTGACAGATGTCACCGTACCCAGGGTAAAGCGTGTATTCTGCAGCAGGCGGGTGACAAACGCGGTGACTGTAGCATCACGTGCCCTGTACTCCGTGATTGGCTCGTCAAGCAGCTCCCGGACCGCTTTGTCCGCGGCATTGATTTGCCAAATATTATCAGGCTCCACCAGTGTGCGGTTGATAATCTCAAAAAGGCGATAATGCCCGTCAATGTCCTCAAATCCCAGGCTATCGCCTGTCTGAATGTCATAGGATCCGGGGATCTCTGCATAAATAGTGTACTCGCCCTCTGTGTGCTCCAGTGTGATTGCTGGCGCCGTATCCCTCAGGACATCGTCCAGGGTGATGATGCTTACATCCACTCGTCTCTCCACCTCACAGTCGTGTTGCCTGCATCACTGAGTGTGATCGTTGTCTGCCCAGTGATATTTGGATGCCATACGCTGGCAGTGTAGTCCACAAATGTCATTGCCGGCGCGCCTCCAATCTCAACAAGTCGGCTTGCAAAGTCGACAGTGATGACTTGGCCAGTTTGCAAATCAGTCCCCAAGGAGTTGCGGATCCGCATAATGGTGGTATTGTCGGCCGCGATGGTAAGCGCTGATGCATCAGCCGCCATCGTGTGCGTGATAATAGGCCTGCAGGGGACTGATCCGAGCGGATTGATAGTGATCGAGTTTGTCCCGCTTACTATTGTCTCGGTTGTCCGATGGTAAAAAGGTCTCGGCGCAAGAAATACATATTCAACCACGCCAAATCCCCATTTCCACTGCACATCCGTCGCGGACTGGAGGATTGCACTCAGCGCCTTGCCAGGTGTGTGAGTCGGCTCGTATTCCGAGAGATCCTCACGGCAAAACAAAGCCGCAACCTGCCTCACAAGGTCGTTGGCATTATCTATATTGCGTCCTGCGATATTGAGGTGTAGGTGGATCTCTCTAGGCGACAGCGTCACGCCGGCAAGGTATGCCTGCTCAGACGTTGCCACCATCCTGGCCTCTCGCGGTGGTATGGAGCTGATGATTTCATGTGACACGAAAATCCTCGGCGATATCGTCGATGGATTTACGCCGTTAAATTTCATGCTCTCTCACCCCAATCCAAGCGCCATCTTGGCGCTCCATGTCTGGCCCTGCTGGGTATCGATGTACGGCGTCACAAGCCGTGCAAAAGTCTTGCCGTCCACCTGCAGCACAATGGGTGCCTGCGCGGCGGTTTGTCCTGCCGTCAGCGTTATGCCCTTTGCGCCGGAGGCAATCCCGCCCGCAAGGTTGGCCACCGCCTTGTCCAGGATCGGCTGACTCTTTGTCAGCGTCGATGCCAGTCCTGCCACAAAATCAGGCATCCACGTCTCATAATCCCTCAGAGGGCCCTCGTCGGGACGGGAGAAGTGCAGGAAAGACTTGATTTTTCTTGCCAGGTTTTTGATGGGCGAAGTCACTTTGCTCATAAACTGCGTGATGGAATTGCCAAATCCCGTCATCATATCCCTGGCCCATCCGGCCGCCTTGCTCGGCAGGCTGCTGATCGCACTGCTGATACTGCTGACAATTTTGGATCCGATGCTTGATGCCCAGCTTGTCACACTGTTCCAGGCATTTTTGACACCGTTCATTGCCGTTGTAAAAATACTGCTGATTTTGGATGGCAGATTATTAAATGCTGATGTGATATTTGTCACAATGCCGCTGAAAAAGCTCTTTGCAGCATCCCACACAGTTTTGACACCGTTCCATGCCGTAGAAAACAAGGTTTTGAAGAAATTAACAACGTCACCAAAAACCCGCTTGATATTGTCCCAAATCCCCTTGAAATAGGACGCCCATTGTGAACCAATTGACTTGATACTGTCCCACGCGCCCTGAAAGTCTCCGCCAAGGACATTTTTTACGGCAGAAAAGACGTTTTTGATTGATTCCCAGATGCTCACGAAAAAATTGACTGATGCGCCCCATGTGGTGCTGATGGTGTCCCAGGCGATCTTGAAAAGGTTGGCAATGTTAGGAACCTTTTGGCTCAGCCCCTGGTAAATTTGATCGCCTTTCTGTTGAAAGTAGCCTGTAGACGGTTCCCAGGTTCTTTTGACCTCTTCCCAGCATTGCTTACCGGCGGCCTTTACCTCGTCCCAGTGTGTCACCAGCAGGACCAGAGCGGAACTGAGCGCGCCGACGGCAGCAATTACCTGCCCAATCGGGTTAGTGAGGAGTGTAGCAATGGATAGCGCCGCAATCGTGGCCTTAAACGTCACAAACACCGCCACAGCTGCCTGTATCGCCGTTACAATCCCGTCAAAATTCTCGGTGCAAAAATCAATTGCACTGGCCACACTCTTGATCACGTCAATCACCAGGGCGACGGCCGGCTCCAGATTGTCAAGGAATTTGCCTGCAAGTCTTCCGACGAGATCAGCCAGCTCCGCAAGGTATGCCTGTGCCTCGTCCGTCTGGATCCACGTCGTGAACTGCTGGGCGGCATTCGCCACAGCGTCAGCAATGACCTGGAACGCGGGCGCCAGAGCGCTCATAATTTGCCTCTGAGCGGCCTCCATAGTGGCATCAATGCGCTGCAGGCCGTCATTAAACGTTCCAAGCGCGCTCACGCCCTCCTCAGAAAGGATCAATCCGGCATCATGCGCCTCTGTGGCGTACTTTTGCCACTCCTCGGAGCCAGCTTTGATCAGCGGGTTGAGTTGCTGGGCAGATTTGCCAAAGAGCTGCATGGCCAACTGGTCCCGCTCGGTGGCGTTGTCTACCTCTCCAAGGGCGTCAATAGCATCCCAAAAAACTGCCTCGGCCTCCCGCATTTTGCCGGAGCTGTCCGTCACGCTCACGCCCAGGCGATCAAAAGCCGCTTTAGTCTCGGAGGACTGCGAGGCCATCGATTTTGTGAGCTTGGTGAGAGATCCGGTGATCGTCTCCACCTCGGTGTCCACAAAGCGCGCCGCATAGGCGTATTCCTGGAGCGCCGTTGTGCTGATCCCCGTCTGTGCCGCCTGTGTCAGCAAATCGTCCGCAAACTTGGACGATTGCACGGCCATGTCCCATACCTTTTTGCCGGCATCGATGGCTGCGCGCCCGACGGCCTCCATGGCGCTGACAACCTTACCCAGCGCCTCCTGCGCGAGTTGGATCTTGGCCACATCCGCCAATCCCGCGAGTTTATCCTTAAAGGAGTCTGATTCCTGGGCGCTGCCCTGCATGGCGCTTTGCGCTTTTGATATCTCTCCCTGGGTGCGTGCCATCGCGCCCTCCAGTTTGGATACCTCTGCACTCTGTCGATTATAGGCAGTGGTGGCCTTGTCGATTGCCGCCGGATCACCGCTCTCTTTGGCCTTGCGCATAGCCTCTGCCAGCTGGTCAAGTTTGGTTTTTGCCTGGGCATACTGCTCGCCAAGGATTTTGAGTTTGCTCTGGCTGGCCTCGATGATGCCGGACAGCGCCTCTGTGCGCTTGGCAGACGCTTCCTCCTGCGTCGAGAGGTTTTTCATTCCCTCTGTAGAGGCTTTTAATTGGTCGTTCAGGGCCCGCATCTGAGCATCGATGGCCTGCACAGCACTCCGCAGGGTGCTGTCGCCCTCCGCAGCAAAGCGGATGCTGATATCACTGGCGGCCATATGTCATCACCTCACTGCCAAAATACTCATTAAATCTTTGTTGTTGTACTCCAGGAGCTCAAACCCTTCGTCCTTGATCTGCTTACAGGCAATCAAATCAAGCAGCATGGGCATGGGCATCTCCATCGTCTCGTCATAGGTCAAGCCGATGCGGAGACCGTAAAAAATTAACCAGGCAGCCGCCGGAGTACCCGCAGCCGCCTGGTCTTTCAGTTTTTTGGAGGCTCGGCCATAACCTTGCGGCCGGTCTGGCCGAGCAGTGCGGCGATCTGCTCTGTAATGTCCACGAGATCAGAGATATCAATAGCATTGGCCACCTCAGTCTCCGTGACACTTTCAGGCATCCCCTGCACCTCATATCCCATGTTGATCGCCTTCGTGATCAACCAGATAAGATTTTGCCACCGGTTCGCATCATCAGAGAGGATCCCATCGATACTGATTCCAGCCTTTTCCATCTCGATCATGAGAGAGATGTTGACGATGGCGGGGAAATCTACGCCGTTGATGGTGATCGATCCGACACGCGGTTTAAATCTGGCCATAAATTGCCTCCTTGTCAGGTGATACTCAGTTTTGACTTGATCCAGGATTCCGCCAGTGCCTCCGTGGCAAAATCCGCCAAGTACCTCCACTGATGCTTTGTGGAGTCATCCCGCACGACAGTGGCCGTCAGCTCAGGAGTGACAAAGCTTACCGTCTCGCCCTTGGTTTCAAAGCTCTCTCCCGGGAGTGTGAATTTGATCTTGGGCAGCAAAATGGCCCTGTAACTGCGGGTGCCACTCTTGATCATCGGTACAATGACGCCATACCCCAGATAGGGCGGCTCAGTATCATCATCAAAAGCAATACCCGTCCCGTCCCCAGGAGTGCTGATGGTGTCCGCAGTGATGCCAAAAATCAGAGCCGCATCCGCGATTGACAGATTGTCGATGCCCAGAGTCAGAGTGCCGCTGGAAAATCCGCTGATGGACTCAGAGGCACCATCATCCGCGTAGAGAATGACAGGATCTGCATTTTGGAGTGCCAGATCATGTTTAATAGCCTTGCCGAGACGCTGGCCGCTGGTGTAACTGATCGTCCCGGAGCTCTCTGCATATTTTGCCACAAAAGGTTTAACAAGTCCGATGCTTGCCATGGTTTATCCCTCCACAATCTTGTCCAGGGCCTCACGTGCCGCCTTTTCGGCGGCCACGACGGCCTTATCTTTTGCCGCAGCCCTTGCAGCACGGATAAAGGGATGCTTTTGCCGCACAGACGAGCCGCTGTTGATTGACCTGGCCACCATGACGGCAGGCAGGCCGTTTGGGTATGCTTTGGTTTTGATATCCGTATACCCGTCAAACGATATCCTGGTCGATACCGTCCCATTCTTGTTATCCATCGAAGCGATGCCAAGGTGTTTGAGCAGCTCGCGCTTCTCGCGGTCCGTGACCACGTTACGTGGGAGCTTATCACTCTCGATGTAACCATTTTGCACGGGAAAGTGCTCAATCTGATCAACCACCTCGTCACAGACCACCGCCATGCCGGCATAAACGGCCTGCTTTTGCACGCCCTCAATCTCTCCGCTTGCACCCAGGCGCTTGAGCATGGCAAAAACATCATCCAGGCCGTCCGATTTGATGCTGGGCATATCACGGGCCCTCCATCTCAAAGATCCACTCATAGTGGATGATATTGGTATCTTCCTCGTGCTGCACTGAATTGAGACGCCAGGCCACCAGTCCATTGATGGCATCCTGTACCATAGCCATCCACATCGTGTCCGGAGATTTGACAAAGAGATCGATGGATCCGCGGAGAGACTGATGGAGGATGCGCCCATCTCCCGCCACACTGTCGCCCTGGCCCTCGATGGCGACCACTCCATAGGGTGCCGCAGGACTGTGATCCCATCCATACTCTGCAAAAGGGATTCCTGTGTTACGCAGCGCCATGATTAACGCATTAAACACCTGGATCACCCCTTGAGCACGTCAGATCAATCCAATCCTCGGTGTCCTTAAAATATACCCTGTCGATGCTGTACCGGGTACCGTGGTACTCGCAGGCTGTCTCTCCCTGGTACTCAAAATCATGAGCCAAGCGGAAAACGATTTCCGGGCGCATACCCTGGGATCCAGCCGCCTCAATGTCCCGATATGATGCAGAACGAACGGTGCACAGCACCTCCCGGCCAATCTCCTCGATATCATCCTCATAAACGCCATGCGCCTCAGGATTATCAGAGATCAGCCGGATAACATCAGCCCTGATCATCCAGATCACCCCAATTTGTGTACCCTGTCGCGATCTGCAACTGACCTTTCTGTGCCTCATATGATGCGCGCAGCCGGTCATAATCTGCAGGGCTTCGGAAGCTCATTCGGCAGTAGGTTTTTATCGCTTGTGCAACCAGAGGATCACCGATATTTACCGATTTCCCGAGAGCGAGCTGTAAATCAAGCACAGCCGCATCGATGAGAGACATAATCTCTGCGTCATATGCAAGCACAGTCAGGCCCATAGACAATTTTACCGCTTTGAGGATGGTGGCATCAGCCATGGTTATCTAACCCCCTCATATACTGCTCATGCGCATCCGGGTAATAGACCACCTGATGCGAGACGTGTCCAGGCCGCACAGCAGGATCCGCCCAGATACGATGGCCCAGGCGTCTCGCCCTGATGCAAAATGCCAGGTCTTCGCCATAGGCGGACATCGGCAAGAAACACGTGCCGTGGTTGCTCATCATCACGTCCTCGAGGATCCTCGTTTCCATCAACACACAGGCAAAGCCACAGCCCTGCACCTCAAAAGGCGCCGGCGGGATCTCCTCAACCCTGGCCATGTGATTGATGTCATCGATCTGTGCAAAGACACAACTGACATACGGCGGCCGACGTGATGCGCAAATGCCCGTCACAAACGGCTTGCCGCAAAACTGGAAATCCTCCAGCAAATCAGGACCAAAAACCATATCACTATCCAGCCAAAGGACGTGAGTATATCCCTCATTGATGGCCTTGCAAGCGATCTTGTCCCTGGCGATATGGATGAGGCTCCCCGGATTGATATCCAGGGTAAAGTCCACGCCATCACGCTGCAGCTTGAGGATCAGCGCGGTCAGGCTTTTAACAAACTCGGCATGCATATAGTCAACGCACGGGACACCGATGAGCAACTTCATTTTTTACCCCTTTTTCTTGTTTGCCGTCGATCGTGCCGGAGCGACGGGCGTTTCTTTTACCGCTGGCACAGGTTCGGCAGAGCGAATGGAAAGGAGAAAAGCCGCCTCGGCGGGGGAGACCTCTACGATCTCTCCCGCCTTGACGGTTATTCTAGCCTGGCGTAAAAGCCTGACTTTCATCAGGTGGTCACCGCCGCCGGTTTGATGATGTTGACAAAACGCCCAAGTTTTGCGATGCCGTGCGCCGCATACTGGCGGCCCAGCACCTCGACAATGTCCTCCTTTTTGCGAGTCACATCGTCGTACTTGATGACCACACCATCTCCGTTCGGGTAGTTCACGCGCATACCGGCCAGATCGCCCACGATCGCATATACGCCGGATCCGGCGGTCGCGGTGGAGTATGCTGGCAGATGGCTCGTGTATACTCTGGGCAAACCAGCGAAGGGATCGATGGCGAAGTTACCCGCAGCATGTGCTGCGAGGAATGCAACTTCTGTATTCCTGTTCATGATAACAACCACATTGCGCGCTTCTTCGGAGAGATTGGCAGCAGCAGTCGGGATTGTGGTCACGCTGGGCTCCATAGTTACCTGAGGGACACCGATGGCGGTGGACCCGCTCGTAGAGCTTGCAGTGGTGATATCATCGATGCACTCATCCGACAGTTTCTTAACGATCCTGTAGGTGAGTTCATTGTAGATATACCGCAGGAATTCCTCTCCCTTCATGTCCACAACCTCGTCGGAAAAACTGACCCATTTTTTGATCGTTTCCGGGACGAGAGAAACAAGGCCGAAAGTCAGCGCCTCTTCGGTAGGAGCGGTGGTCCCTTCGACATGCACATATGCACCATCTGCTGACAGTTCAAACGGGATCTTGAGGTTACCTTTGATGAAAGTGCGATCGACGCGGCTCATGATTTCGTCATTTTCCCAGGCCGTCTCGATCATTTCCTGAAGGAATTCCGGGACAGGAATGGTACCGCCACCGACGTTTTTGGTCAGCAGGCTGCGGACCTCTGCGTCGTTGCCGGTCTTGATGTACTCCGCATAAGCGTTGATGTACTCCTGGGAGTTGCGGATCTCCTTGAGGGTTCGGGTCTCACCGTTGTGGTTCTCCACAGTGGTGCCAGCGCCTTCGGCAATGCGCTTGCGCAGCGCCTCAGCAGCTGCAGCGGTTTCCTGCAGTTTCTTGCGCTCTTCAAACAGCTCATCAAGCTCGGCGTTGATGGCCTTGATCTCGTCCATATCACTCAGCCCGTCAATTTTCTTTCTGAGCTCTTCAACACGCGCGTTGATTTCTTCGATGGTTCTCATGTTTATTCCTCCTTCATAAGCCTGATTTTGAGCAAGGTACGCGCGCGCCGCACCGCAGCCAGTCTCTCCGCTTCGAGCTCTGCGATCACTCCGTCACAGTAGCTCCGCGCGCTTATCTCAGTCGCATCATTGGCAGGCAATGATACGGCAGAAACGTCATATAGCTTCTTGAATCCCGTGATCCGGCGGTGATAGTAGGTTATTCCGTCTATCTGTTCTTCCGATCGTTTCTGGCCGCTCACGGTAAATCCAATACTCATCTTATCGGTGTATCCGCCCTTGATCTCCTGATACAGCTGGCGGCCGATATCAGTCCCCTCCAGGTATGCACGGATATGCAGACCATGATCATCCGTGCGAAGCTCCAGGGTGTGGTTTTTTGTCCTGGTAAAAACGCGGCCTTCGTGATCATACTGCATGATCACGTCGCTCATGTCGGTCTCGTCAAAAGCGTGAGGGTCTACCTCCTCATCAAAGACATATCCGTCACTTTTGAACAAAACATAACGCCGGTTGAAAGTGGTGGCATAGCCCTCAACAATCATCCTGCCATCCTGCTCCTCACGGGCCTCAAGATTATGGATGTCAATCCGGCGATACTCTCTACTGGTTGTCTGCGGCATTTTGCTCCGCCTCCTCATTTATCGCATAGTACTCTCCGCGCGCCGGGATCCGCGAGCCCAGAGGCTCAGGCAGAGGCGCGAGGTTAAGGATCTCTCTCAGCTCGTTGATAGTCATCAGACCGCGGTCAGCGGTTTGAGTCACCATCTCCAGTTTGTCCTTCGTGGACATGTACTGCAGGCGATTGGCTGTAAAAAATACTTGATTACCAGACTGCCGCTCCCGTTTTGTAAAAAGCATACGGGTCAGGCTATCGCTGAGGTTGATGGCCATCCACTCGATGGCGCCCTCATAAAACGCCAGCCACGAGTCGCCGATCGCCTTGTTTTGGATAATATCCTCGTTTACGGCAAAGTAATCAAAAACGTTGTCCTTGATCATTTTTGCCTCGTCCGCGTTGACCGTGTACTGCGATGGATTGACCTGATGGACGTCTTTATAGGTGTTTGGGAAAAGCAGCACGCCTCCGCTGTCCCCTCGGAAATTATAGCTGTCAAATCGCTGTCTCTCTTTGCTGAGATCGTCATCATTCGACCAGTTGTTATTGATGGCGTAGAACTTGTATGTCGCGTGGTTTTTGACTCCGTCAGTGATTCCCTGGCGCTGGATCTCGATCAGGTCCAGCGTAGACCGCAGGGCGTCGTTGCTCTCACCAAACAGCTCGTTATTGTATTGATATCTGGTCAAGATGCTGACGTGGCTCAGCTCGATTGCGATCCTCCGGCCCTTATCCATCAAAAATCGGATATACGGCTCGCCCTTGTACTCCACCAAATCCCAGGAGGTGGGGGAGATGGGCATAATCCCGTTGATCTCCCCGTACTCGCCAAAGATCGGCACCGTAAAAGCCGTGTTGCGGCAGTACAGGATGGTGGTCAGTCGGTACAGGTACTGCGGCCACGTCTGCCAAGGATTCGGCATGATTGCCAGCCTGCTCTGGAGGTTTGGCTTGGCGGATCCCTCGATGATCGGTTTGAGCTTTGCGGCATGGCGCCCATGGGCGTCGATCGCCGCACGGATCAGCTCGCTCTCATAAATCGATCCATTAAAACTCCGAAAAGCAGGGGTGTAACCCTCCAAAAATTCGAAGCGCTTGCTGGCCGACTGCTCCGCCTCTTTCGGCTTCTTGGGCCCGAATATTTTTTCAAAAAAACCCATACTTCATTCCCTCACATTCCGGAGCTTTTGGCCCATCTCTGCCCAATGATTCTGCCGCATACACAGTGCATCCAGGATGCAGGCCACGCCGTCGACGTGTGCATTTTTGCTCAGCTTTACCAGCTTTTTCCTGGCGTGTGCGCTTGTGCCGGCCTCGGTGAGCTGGGCAGCATCCAGAAAATGCAGTTTGAGCAGGTCATTGTCATTCGCACACCGAATCTGGCCGTTTTTGAGCATCCCCTCCAGGTTGTCCTGGATCCCCGTCAAATTGAAGCCCTGGAAAACTGACTCCATGTGAAATCCATATCCCTCAAGATCTTGCACCAGGT